TTTCTCAAGGCCTTTACATTTGTATATTTGAGGATATATCTTTTAATATTATACTCTATTCAAATGAAGAAAACAAGTACTTTCCTTTGTCGGAAAATGCGTCAATCATTTCATTCAGTGCATCATAGTACCCTTTTATTTTTTGTGGATCTATGTTTTTTATTGTTTGCGTTGAATTGTTTGTGGCTTCGTTTGTAGTCGTATTGTCATTTATGCTTGAAAGATAGCCATCATCGATAGTCGTTACTTTTGACTGTGGTGTGTCACTTGCCTTGTTTATGATCTTGCTGTTTCCGTTTGTGCTTGCTGTATTCGCACTGCTCGTTTCTTTTAATTCTGTCGTTGTCAATTCGATTATATTTTTTGACCAATCGTTAGACCATTTTTCAATAGCTCTCATATTGTTAGCAACAAAAACGCTTAATTCACATTCAAAATCAAATCGATTATAATAGGGCAAACTTCTTGTAATGTTTTTCTTGAACATCCTTTCAACAACGTTTGATATATTTGTTTTTGTTTGTACACTTAAAGAATCATAGATTGTTTTATCCTGTGGCAAAGCACTTGCTAATATTTGTGTAATGAAAGCATCATAGGTCAACGTTCCGCCTAATTCCTTTTTATCGCAATACCATTTCAAAGACGGATAGTCATATCTTTCCGTGTCCCAACCAAGCAGTGTATTTTCGTCAAACCAATAATCGTCAATCAGTTTTCGTATCATTTTCATTTTCCTCTTTTGGCTCTTCTGATTCTTTTTGCTCGTCTTCGTTTTCGCTAACTTTAATACTTACTTTAAACATTTTTTCTACTTTGGCAAAGCCAAGTTTCATTTCGCGAATATTAGCATTTTTCGTCTTGATGACCTCATCATCATTTGCGCTTGCTTCCACATTGCTGACACCCGATTCTTTTTGAATGGCGTTATTGTCAATTCCCAATTCTGTGAGCAAATCCGATTCGATCTCTTTTTTGTACTTATAAAGGTCGCCCACATAATAGGGTGGGTAAGTGCTTTTCATCGTCAGTCCCAAGTCACCGAGTTTGGAATTGAAAACCGCTATTTCTTCACGGCCCTCATCCAATTGATTGAATAATTGGTAAACATCGTTTTTATCACCATCGCCGATATTTGCAATCAATCCTCGTCGGAATTGCGCTATCTGCTGATTGATTATTTTTTCTATGTTAATCAATTTCGAAATATACTCATCGACTATTCTAGCGGGCGCTTGTTTTACGCTATTGGCATAAACCCTTGCGAAGTTGTCCTTGGTAAAATTGCTAGGGGTGATTACGTTTCCGTTTGAAGACACGGCGGTTACATTGGTCGGTTCGTTGTAATAATTCAAAAGACCGTTCGTTGTTTCAATCGCCATAAAGCCAAAATCCGTTTTTACAAAATCGACATAGCCTTTTTCAAATAGTTTTCCTTTGACCCATTTTTCTTCTATATTATCGGGCAACCCATTAAGGAAAAACGAATTGAAATAAAGCCCTTTGAACCTTTTTCTCATTTCGTCTTCCAGCGAAGTGTACTTTTCAGCATAATCCTGTGATTGTTTTGTCATGGTTTAATACCTTTCATAATTACAAAAATTAGATAAATAAGTGAAATTGACATCTATTCTATCGCTTAATTTCCCAGTTAAGTTTGACGAATCGTAGTGCATGATTTCCAAGCCATCCGCGAATCTTGATTTTAATTCCTCTTCTTGCTCATTTGTTTCAAACTCAACGTTTTTGAAATAAGGAACGCTTGCTTGAAGAAAATTGAAGTCAATTCGAGAACGAATGTTAGGAATGTACATTCTGTTTGTCTCATAGCCAATGTAATAGAAAATTTCTTCCATCATTGATTGATAAATCGTTTTAAGTTTGTAATTATTAAGCACCGGCATATTATAGGGCGCTTCGCTTTCCTTTATGAAACCAGTGGGGTCTCCGCTTTCGGTCACTGACGCATATCTTCTTTGATGATCTTTTTGCGCATCCGCCGTTAAAAAATTAGCGGACAGGTCTTTTGAAAGATTCATCACCGATGAAACAACGCCGATTGCGCCGACTTTTCCGCCTGCTACAGCGCTTATTGCGCCGCCGGCTAAATTTATTCCAGACGAAATAAGCGCATTGTTTCTTTGATTATCAAAATCATTTAACCAACTTTCCCATCCCGTGTTCGTCCAAAAGACGCCTTTGTTCACTCTCGTTATAAGTTTCTTTTCAGTCAAATCCTTGAAATGATCACCGATGTTAAGCTCTTCGATTTCCGAGGTGTTGAAAACCATGCTATGCGAAACGCTGAAAACATTTCCGGAGTCAAAATAACTGTTTTCGTTTTCAAGAGCAAGCGGATAGGTCAATTCGCCAAGCTTCAGTTCTTTGTGATTGAATTGCGATGAAAGAAGTTTCGTTTCGTTCAAGACATCCCTTGCGTAGCTGGCGTTTGAAGGCATTGATGGATCATAGGAAAAAGGATTTACGCTCACTTGCGAAGTGAGTTTTATGGATCTTGTTTTTTCCGAATTCATCAGCAATTCATACTGGTTTACATTGGTTTTTTCCAATACTTTCTCAACCGATAAATATGTCCCCGAGAATATTTTTGGAATTAGATTCACGGTCGTTATGCCGCTGGCGCTGCTAATGTTTACTGATGAAAAAAGAACGTCAAAATCGCTCAAATATTCAACTTTCGTTGTTTGGTCCATCGTATTGCTTCTAAAAATCATCGGGGCGTCATCAATGCCTACGCCGTTTAATTCATAAATATAGTTATGTGAAGCGTATTTTGGATCAATGAAAAAATTAAGTTTTTCTAAACCGCTTGAATCGGGAACATAATGATCAAGTGAGGAATCGTAAGTCATGTGCCTATAAAAAACAAAAAGGCCCATGACACCTAAACTATGCATTGTAGCCGAAATGTTTCCTTGTAAAGGAGAGAATGAATCGAGGTATGTTTCACAAGAAACGGTTTCGGGTGTATCATCAATTACTGGGTGCCCATCATGCGTCCATCGATTTCTATGTTCCCGCATGATTCTAGTTTCGGGGCTGAAACCTCTTTTTTCCGGTATTGAAAAATAAGTCTCAAAAGAGTCCACATGGCAATGCAAAATGAAGAAACGGTCGTTTTTGTATTCTATTTTCGTAACATAAAAGAAAACATCGTTAAATTTTGCTGAATCTTTGTAACAACCATAATCGATAAGTCCCGGTTTTTCTATTGCGCTTAAATCAATGTTCAAAACAAAATCAAGCGAATTGGTTTTTTCAATCGAGCACTCAAAATCATATTTTGTGAAAGCAGTATCCCAAAAGGCGGTTCTCGCTGTTTCGTTAGCATAATCACAAACAAGATGATTTCCTTGGTTTCTCCCCGTGCTTTTGAATAATATTACATTCGTTCTTTCAGTCATTTTTTCCTTACGTAAGGGATTCGCTTAGCCATTTGGTAGGCTTATAGGGCCAAGGATTGACGCGGTTATCAGCCTAATATCGCCAGTCGTACCAAAGGCTAAGCGAGCCTTACAAGCCTATTATACCTTGATTTTTAAAAATTATCAACTATAATGCGTATAGAGGGTTTTAAAATGACTGATGATGAAAAGAAAATGTTTGATGATCTCCAAGCGCAAATGAACGCCTTGCAAGCCGATTCCAAAAAAGACAAGGCTACTCTTGAGCAAAGCCTCAAGGAAAACGAGGGTTTGAAGAAAAGCAACGAGGAATTGACAAAAATCAATTCTGGGCTTTTCTTAAAAGTAGGTGTGAAGTCGCCAGAGGAAAACGATGACAAACCGATTGAAGACCCTTTGGAATTCTTCAATAAACACAAAGACCGTTATGAAACGGTGAAAGGAAAATAATTATGAGCATCGAACTTACTATTCCAGCGATGAAAACGTTCATCGCTGATTATGTCAATAATCTCAAAATCGCCCAATCCACCTACACGATTACAAATGATCCGATTACTGGTCTCACCGATAAAATTGGAGCACAATTCACGATTCCAACTACTTTTACAAATCCGCTTTCTTCAATGGATTATGGCGAGCTTCCCACCGGCGTGGATATCGAGGAATGGCATGACGAGCTTTTGATGCCGGAAAGTTTCAGCGATCATGGTGGAACTTACACTTCCGCGATGACGGAAGACGAATTGAAACCGCGTTATCCTCTCATTGATAAATGCTACTCGAAAGCGCAAGAGCCTTTTAAATTCGCGAAGACTTTTTCTCTTACGAACATCAAACGCGCTTTCATCAGCCGTGAGGCTCTGGCGGAGTTTGAAACCAATTTCATGGTCGGGCTTGAAACCGCAAAGCAAATCGCGCTTTACGAGCAAGACAAAAAACTGATCGCCAATGCCTGCGCGATGCTCAAATCATCGACTAATGCCGATTATGCCTATCATTTTTCCACGGTTACACCAACCACGGAAGCCACCGCCAAGAATTTCATCAAATCCGTCAAGGACGCGATTCTCAAACTTTCCCGTCCAAGCGGAAAATACACGATTGCAGGTCACGTCTCGGCTACTGATAAATTAAACCTTGTGCTTGCTTTGAATATGTCGATTCTACCCAGTTTGCAAGTCGATGGGCGTTCAAATGCTTACAATCTTTCGGAACTCGAATTTGGTGTGCCAGTTGTCCCAGTTGAGGATTTTGGCGATGAGAACTCCACGATTTTAGGTGTTTTGTATAGTCCGCTCGGAATTCGCGACTATCTTACTAATATTGGTACCTTCGAGACTAATGTCGGTTCAGCTGCCTTTAAGACTTATTTCTCCCACGGTCAGCACACGCTTCTCATTTCTAAATTCAGCGGAATGCACGTTTGGGACACCGCCGCGAAGCCCGCTTGAGGATTTGAAAAATGATCAGAGGAATAGAATCGCTTGATACTTCGCGAGAAGTGTCCAATCTTTCAAAAATCGATGATATCTTTGAAAAACGCCCCCATGGTGCTGGAAGTTTCAAAGACATTGAAGATGGAAAAGTGTACTTTGTTTTATGGTCTTTTTCAAACGGCGTTTATTCGTTTCGTTTCATCACGCAAGACGGCGAAAAAGTCGCTAGCGCCAATTCTGGCGCTTTGTTTGGAAGCGTGATCAGTGGTTTGAAAGACGCTCCTGTTTCAATGGTCGCCCCCACGAAAACCATCCAAGCTGTTTTGGACGAGAACGGACGGAGCGTGGTCATCCAAGGAATGCTTGGAACGTACTTGGCTCTTTTGTTCCCAATTGATTCAAGCAATACGAAACTTCGATTCTTCAGCACCGTTTCGAGCGATGTTTCTAGAACAGTCGAAACTTCAGCAAACACCGCCACGCTTTCACAAGCGTACGCATCTGCAACAGCGTTTACTTATGAAGAAACCACTGAAGATTTGTCAAGTGCATTTGCACCTTATTTATCCAAATTAGTAACTTTGGGTTTTACAAACGTTGCGTGGGACAATGCCCCGATTATCCGAAGAAGCGGAGGCAAAAGAAACATACTCGGCAGTTTGAAATTCACAAACTCCACTGGGGAAAATATTTCTATTCCCAGTTCAACACCAATGATGATTATGCCATCTAATGACTTGCCATCACATCACGATTATTGGAGCGTCGCGGATTTAGGATTGGGAAATGGGCTTTACATAAACCAATCAATTGATTCATCAGGCGTTTTTAAAAACGAGATTACTTTGACAGTACTACCCGGCACGCATTTTATTGTTATTAATTTCGACTATTCTATTTGACATGGAGAATATAAAAATGAACAACATATTAAAAACTTGTAGCGTGATTTGCCCGGTCGGTTTAGCTTCTGGAACCGCTGGTGCGGTTCAAGCCACTGAAAGTGGAAATGAAATTCTATCAATCATTTACATGATTCTCGCGATCATTGGAGCCATTGGCTCGATTATAGTCGCGTGGCTTGCAGTTTACACGAAAATCAAAGCGAAAATTGACAAAGCCAAGGAAGACGGAAAAATCACCGAGGATGAAGCAAAGGAAATCGCGCAAACCGGAGCAGATGCGATCCAAACCGCAATCGATGAAACCACCAAAGCGATTGACACCGCCAAAGGCAAAATCGACAAAAAGGAATAGAGGCCAAAAGGCCTCTTTTCAATATGGACACGCATTTCATTGATTTAAGCCCTATCCTATCGAAAAACAAGATACTTAATTTTGTTTTGGGAATGAGCTTAGGCGGAAAAACTTATCAAGCGCTGGAATTGGCAATAAACACTTGGAGACGTTATGGCGCTCGCACTGTTTTTTGTGTGCGAAACGAAATTCAAGTGTCCACTGACCTTTTGGAAGGATTATTAGGCGAAATAGACAAGATAAAGACCGAGAAAAACTGGAATCTAGGTGAAACGATCATCAATGGAAGCGGAGTGGATGCCTCTTTTTCGTTTGGCGAGGGAAAGCCTTTTCTTTCTTTTAAGTCCTTGCACACGATTTTCTCAAAAAAACAAGTAACGATCCAAAATGTGAAGTGGCTTGTTTTTGATGAGTTTGTGCTTAACACCCGTTCTGGCGAAAAATACATGAAAGACGAAATCACGCGTTTCAAATGGCTGTTTTCAAAAATAACAAGGGGTTACAATTACAAAACAAGAGCCATTTTCCTAGGAAATACCGAAAGCGCCTACAATCCTTATTTTGCAGAATATGGCATCAAACCTAGTTTTTTGAAAGCGAACACGATCGTAGCGCCTAAAAATTCCGAATGGGCAGTAGAGTTATGGGTCAATAAGGACAGAATGAAAGAAATTTCGGCAAAAGGACTTGACAAAGTGCTTGGCGGAAATTATGGAAAGTATGCCTTTGGCTGTAGTTTTCTTAATGATCGCACTTCTTTGTATCTTAATAAAATCCCGCCTAAATCAAAACCCGTCATCTCATTTTTATGCAGTGAGGGAAAAAGCATCACCGTTTGGCGAAATGCCAAGATAACATTAGTTAAAAACGAAACTCAATCGAACATTGTCTGCTCTTGCGATAATCTTGATGCCGTCAATGGCGTGATTTACGCTGGTCTTCCTTCTTTCAAACCGATCATCACCGCTTTGAAGGAAAAAGCCGATTGTGGACGATTGTTTTTCGAGAACGCCCAAGCGGAAAACTGTTTTTTCGAGTTATATAATGATTTTTAAAAATTCATCGAGTAAATCGTTGGAACAAGCAAAATCCCACCCCTAACCACTTTTCGGCGATTGACCGTCACTTTCAAACCTATTTTGTAATTATCGATGTTTATTTGCCGATAATTGATTGAGCCATCAAGGGTATCTTTGTCTTCCACTCGATTGATGCCGCTTCGGCCATAAGCCACTTCTTCGTTATTTTCATTAACCATAAGGTATTTTTTAGGGCATACAAAAACGTTTTTAAGGCCTATCCCTTCCATTTTCCATGCGCCTAATTCGTTTTTGTCTATTTTCATTCCCAAACTCTCCATAATCGAAGGTGAGGCGTTTGTCTTTATGGAATCTGTGTCACAATAAAAAACCATATATCCCGCTTCACGGATTTTATTGACCATATTCAAAAGGCAAACCCTTGCTCTTTGCACAATGTAAAGAGAAAGAACCGTATCGCTTTTTATTTTATCGGGGTCATCCTCGCTCGTTTCGGAAGTATAGGATAAAAGCCCTTTTGGATCAAGGAAAAAAGTCTTGTCAGTGTTTTCGCTCTTTTGCGCCATTTTTCCATAAAGACTATTAAGATAGCGTTTCGCGACAAATCTTGTAGCGCCTTCAGTAGTCTTTTTTACCGCATAATAGGTGTCCACATAATCATCGAAAAGGTTGTGCCACGTCTGAAAAGTCAATGTTTCTATTATCTCGAAAACGGAAAACTCATAGCAATTCATGAAAAGCTTCAAACAATCGCCATACATCATTTCCTCATGATCATCATAAAGCGTTCTTGAGAATTTCCCAGCGTAATAATTCACTTTCTTCACTCGTTTAATCCTAAATCTGATATGAAAAAACACTAATTCCTTGTTTTCTTTTGCTTTTTCATCAAAAGCAAAAGGGTCTTTTTTCCTATCCCACAAATGTTTTTTAGGGAAAAGCATCGGCATATCACCCTTCATTTCGGTGGGATACATACTATTGCGATCGTAGGAAAAAATAGGGAAATCATATCTTTTTGAGGATTCAGCATCAATCAAATCGCAAAACCCACCGATATAGAATGGCTGAAAAATAGGATTAAGGTAGCGTCCGGGGAAAAATCTTTTGAAATCCTCGAGCTTCCAAGAATAAGGAATATCATCACCATCTTTTGTTTTCTTTCCTTTGTAATCTCCGAAATGATTTTCGATGAAATCATGAAAAGCGGAAGCGCCGATCGTTATTTTGGAATTGACAAGCATTTTTGAATAAACAAACGCAAGACCTGCAACATCGTCATAAATGTAATTGCTTTCATCATTGGTAAGTGGCTCATTTCCTCTTACTTTAGTGTAATCAAACTCTTTTCCTTTGACGCCTTTCACAGCTGAAACGTATCCGCAGGTTTTGAATAATTCCTCAAGCGAGACACACGTTTTAGAAAATGTGTCCTCGAAAACGAAAGACACATTTCCATTCATAATGGAAAGGCGATACACCACACCGTGCGCTTCTAAAATCTTGAAGGTTCCTTTTTGAAGTGTTTTCTCATTCGTTTGCGTATATCCACGCCTAAGAAGATAAGGAAGCAAAAAAGAAGCTTCATAGGAAAGATTGTGCACCATCAAACGAAAGGAAGTCTTTCCATTGCATTTTTGTTTGAACGTATTGAAAAAAGAAGCAAAGGTGTGGTGCTGCTCAAAACCTATCTTATTTTGACGATTCGAAAGGGAAAGTTTTGAATAATCAAAAGTGGCTACAGAATAAATGTTCACATCGTCTTCATTTCCGCTTGGAAGTCTGTTTCCTTCATACATTTTTATATCATGTGCTGGCGCTACTTCAATATCAAAAGTGTAAAGATTATTCATTGGGTATTTCCTCGCCCGATGAAATTCCTAAAATTGCTAAAGCGCCTTCTGGATCCATCAACCTCGCGGTCGCCGCGTATGGCGAAATTACCTTTGCCATGATCGCCGCGCCTTTTTCTGGTGTCATCGCTAAATAGGCATCAGTGATGCTGATGTTCGGAAAATATTGTGCTAAAAGTCCAATGATGTAATCGTCTTCTGCCATGCTTCTCACGATACGTTGCCTTTCCTTGAAAGCACCCTTGTTTTTCTTTTCCTCAAGAAGCGGTTTGAATGATTGCGGTTTGAAAAGCCTTGCTACCCTTTCACGCGAAACTTTTCCCATTGGCTTTCCATATAATTCTCTATTCTCAATAGCTAAACGCGCTCTTTCGGCGCTTAAAATACGAGCGATTTGAGAAGCTTCTTTCTTTGTGAAATATTCATAACCATTTTCGGTTTTCGTAAAATACCCCTTTTTTGAATCGAAACGAAGCCCCGAACCACGAAGTTCAATCGCTTCATTGAATCTTAAACGTGTTTTCATTATTTCTTCCTTCTTTTAAGATTCAGGGGTTTGATTGTGAACCCCTGAATCGTCTAATTAACCAAGTTTGGTGAATTTCGGATTTTCGATGTGATTGATTCGAACAGTGGGAAAGCCAATTGATGCACGCGTATCTTCCCACGCTTCGGTTGAGTCGCCTTCTAATTCGTAAGCGCCCTCTTCAG